ACCAGATCCGGTGGCAGAAGACGAAACGAGCTTCAAGGGCACACTTATCAAGTGAGCGCTACATGGCACATAGGTGGGCGCAGTGCTTGGCGAATTTGTTGGTGGACGAGTCGGCCCACTGGGAGCACTTGTTCCAGTGTACACGGGCAACTGTGTCGGTGCGCTTGTGTCTCCCGTCAATCTTGTCGGTGCTCCGGTAGCAGGACGGGAGCTTGGAGGAATAGAACGCAAGACGGGGGCGCTGGTTGGTGGAACATGTGGTGAAGAAGCGACGGTTATCCTTTTCGGCTGAAAGAAACCAGTACCACGCCTGACGACGTTGTAAGGTGTGTCTTTCTGCACAGGCAAAAGTGATCGGGTTTGCACTGATGTTGCGGGTTCACCTACAAGTGCATAGGAAGTCAAGTCCATGGGTGCGTAGTTTCCCAGCACCAGGTTAGGCTCCATCCAAGACTCAACGACGATCCAAGCCGCTTGAGTAACATCACTGAAAGGTGACAAAGGATTCTCAACGAACAAGGAGAAGGCACCATTCATGTTGTCCTCGAGGTACTCGCCAAACGGATCGAGGAAGTATCCGGGATGAACTTGTCGCAAAGTAGAAGGTTGCTGCCATTCACAAGAAAATTCAAGTGAGCGTTCTTCTGCGATGTCAAACACTACTGATCTGTTCGTCATGGTCGAATAGTTACGCACGTGTCCTGTTGGTTCATACACGAGCTGTAGAGTGCCTCCGTTGTCTTTTGGTGTGACAATAGTTATGCGGTAGTGATTGGTCCAATGTGCAGCGGTGAAATTTGCGGTCACTATTGCTTGCGTGGTAGCAGCAACTTGGTTCATTCCATATCCGTAAACACCTGCACAACACGTATTGTTTAGGTTGAACAAACGCTTACCCTGTGGTTGAGTGGAGTCCCACCGAAATACACCTACTAGGTTCTTCTTACCAAGAAGAAACGCAAAAAGCATCTCATCTGGTGCCGTACTTCCTGAAATCGCTCCAGACATCGAAAGACCTTGAGAGCGGTCTAGAGCCAACATACGCCCATTGAGGTTCGAGTTCATAGTTGCTAGAGGTGGTGAAGTGTAGACAGACTCATAGTTACCCTCCTCAACGGGGCGTGAGTGCCCAAAAAGACGAGCAACTCCAGAAGCTCCCTCTAGAGCCATTGAGGCAAAATCGGTAGCCATGGCTAGGCCTGGAGCGAAACTCAAGTACTTGGAGGAGAGGCTAGCCACGTCTGCAAGCGAGGACAACACAGATGAGTAACTTTCAGCTTCATTTCGAACGGCGGTGGAACCTGAAAAGGTAAAGTCAGTCAGTCTTGCGTAGACGGTGACTATGACCGGCTGATCGTTGTTGCTCACATGCAAAAGCGATCCTACTACCTCAACAGAGAGACTATGCATCTCTGAAAATTCTTGCGCAAAGAGCCACGAACCGGAGTATTGCCACATGTAATTACACACAAACTTTGCTCCGCCATCAGTGCTAAGATCCCAGTACAAGCAGTCTCTTTGGGACGCATTGAGCAATCTGATGGATGGTGATACATCGGTGTCAGTGTAGAAAAGGTTTTGGCCTGGCAAGGGAATAGTCGAGATCTGTAATAGGCAAGCGTGACCAGTTGTTTTGCTCGCGACAAATGTGATTTCCACAGATGCTTTACCAACTGCCCACGTCTGTAGTTCTCCATAATGTTCGGATCAGAGAAAACGGCTTCAAACGGATCAAAGCGTTGGATTAGTTCGGCGTCAAGTGCAAGCTTGAATGTTCCTACCTTTACAGGACGCTCAAAGAACTGTGCGAACTGCGCATCTGCATCAGAAACGATCATTGGTAACATAGTAGGCGGGGGTTGTGGTGCTTGTGCCTCAGTCTCGGTCTTGAACTCAGTTAGTCCTTCAGAAATGTCGGCCTCGCTACGCAAGACTTCACACCAAAATTTTGGATACGGATGTTCAATAGGTGAGTTAGGAGGACGATTTTGCGCACGGTAATTGGGACCTTCCAGGAATTGAGAAACTTTCTCATCATAAGTGAGATCAACGAATGCGCCCCCAAGTGGAAGTGATATTTCCCGCGCGTATGCGCGAACAGCACAAATTGCCCAATCATGCGCCTCTCTTCCATAGAAGAAACACTCCCTTACGATAGCTCGGAGCGTGTCAAGATGCTGTTCCTCAAAACTAGCTTCTTTCGAGCGCTCAAACCACTCAAGGGGCTTGAATATCGAGATTGGATCTAGGAGACCAATAGTGCATTTTAGATCATCACTGTACCAGAACTTCGACTTCAAGTATGCTTCTTCATACACATTTGCGAAGGGTTGTAATTTGGAGTCTTTTTGTGGTGGAGTAGCAACGAGCCCCCACTCATCACAGTCTTGAGCGTACACGATTGTGTTCCACACGTCTAAATCCACACTTTCCTCGAGCGCGGAAATAACATCATCTCCTAGATCACGTACATGGACGTGCTCCCTGAAGTCAAGGTCATTGCCAAGGTGCTTGAAAAAACTAGCCCTCATCAGCAAGGCTCCAGCAATCCCATTGGTATGTGCCGTCAGGTTGGTGCCTGAAGGTTGTATCGTCTCACCTTGTGCGACGTAGCCACCAAAGTTAAGGATGGGAAAAAGGAACTCGTTCGCCACATAGCGGACACACTCTTGCTCTTGCTTTGAATAACCAAGATGTTCACAAATCTTCACAAACACAGACACAACCGCAGCACGCACCGAAAGGTGCTGTGAATGGTCGTATGTCGAAAAGTCGGTTGCCATACACCTATCGGGGTTGTCAAGCAATTTTTGCATGTGCTCTTGCCAACGGGAAGAAAGCCTATCCAGGCCGATGGAAGTCTCGAACTTTTCTGGGTGTTGATTGATGACAAACATTGCTGGGCCCAACCATTTTTGGACCAAAATGTAGCGCACAACGCTGTCAGCAAAGAACACTCGAGCCTTGTCGCATTTCTCTAGAAATCGAGATTCACTTTTTAGTGTAGCATTGAACGGAATACCAGATTGGCCACCTGCCAATATCTGAGTTTCAGTGTCAAGAATCATCTGTTGCACTTCTGGTAGGAATTCATGCCGTTCGATCGCATCATTGTATGTCATGACACGTTTCTTTGTCACACCGAACGGATAGCCTGCGCTCTTGTCAACTTTTATCGAGTGACAGTAGGGATGTTCGTCAATACCAGTAATGATCTCGTCATACGTTAGCGGTCTATTTGTGCACCATGGTTGCTGTTTTGTCTTAGCTACAGCATCAGGAATGACTTTGATATAGTCTTCAAAGGCTCTTTCAAGTAGTTCAGGTGGTGGCGACCGAGAAACCGTGCTCGTGCCCAATATGACGGAATTTCTGAAATTCTTGTTCATGTCCATCTTTGGAACGCCGTACTTCTTTTCGATCCCAAAGTTATCTAGTGCTGCTTGTATATGAGGATTTGCTTCCATTGTAGTCTTAGATCCGCGACTTCCTCTATCTATGTTAGCAATTGCTGTAAAAAACATTGATGGAGGAAGAAAGTTCCCGACGCTATGTGGATGTAGCACCTCATTTACTCGTTTCTTACTCTTGGTCACAGGATTATCGACGACAAGCGGGGCAGGTTCAGTAGGGGCGACATACATTGGACTCTGTTTTAGGACACTAAGACAATGGTCAAACAAGTCTCTAGTGAGGATACCCGCATGACCAATCTTGGTCTCTCCAGAACCACTCAAATGAAATCCTTCAATTGTCACTCCGAGATGCTCCCGCAGTAGAATGCTCATACACAAACCCTTGCGCGTTGCAAAAGGAAGTTCGTAGCACCATGAATCAAATTGGCCACCTTGGGAGCTCCAAACGCTACC